TTAGAACAGTTTCTCACTGTGTTGAACAGTGCCATGGCAGACAACACAGAATTTGGCCGCAGCCAAGGCTCTGCTATTATTCAAGGAATTCCTACAGAACAATATAGATTCCGAACAGTTACCACAGACGTACCTTTGTTTTCGTTTACCAAGACAGTGGCCAGCAGAGGAATGAGCTTTGAGATAGTTAGCACAGCTTTTAAAAACAGCGAAAACATCTACGAAGAGCCACCAGTGCCCGGCAACCAAATGGGATTTATCTATAGAAACGACGGATCCGGTCCAGGCAGTGCCAACACCGGATTCTTTGTGCAGTTTAAACAAGGCTCATTAGAATTAGCAGACTTTGTAGTAGATGTGCCAACCACTAACGAAAAAATTGCTGTCGATGCAGGTAATATCAATAATGATGATGTATGGTTATTTTCCTTAAACTCACAAGGTGCCCAACTTGAAGAATGGACCAAAGTTTCATCGCTGGTAGGCAACAACATTGCCTATAACAGCGTAACGCAAGATATACGCAACATCTATGCTGTCAACACCAAAGAAGACGATAATATCGATCTTGTGTTTGCAGATGGAATCTATGGAAATTTACCTCAAGGATCTTTTAGAGTATTTTATAGAACCAGTAACGGGCTATCGTATACCATATATCCTAACGAATTACGAGGCATCAACATTTCTATTTTGTATAGAAACAAAAATAATGTTGAACACACTCTGACCATCGGTCTGGCGCTACAAAGCACTGTGGCCAACTCTGCAGCTTCTGAAGACATAGACAACATTCGTGCTAATGCCCCCGCAGTATACTATACTCAGAACAGAATGATCACTGCAGAAGATTATAATCTAGCGCCATTGTTGGGTTCACAGAATATTGTAAAAATCAAAGCAGTGAATAGGACATCCAGCGGTATCAGCAGAAACTTTGACATCATTGACGCCACTGGAAAATACAGCAGTATCAATATATTTGGAGATGACGGATATCTTTACAAACAAGAAGACGAATCGGTGCTGTCATTTAAATTTACCAGCAGGATAGATATCATTAATTTTATCAGACGCAGCGTAGAACCAGTGTTCACAGATGCTGAAGTTTATAATTTTTATTTTACAAAGTTTGATAAGATATTGTTCACAGACGTTAACACGGTATGGCAGTCTGTGACCACAGCTACTAGTACAGGATATTTTAAAAATGTGGTAGACAATTCTCAACTCAAAATTGGCGGCTACTCTACCAGCAACTTGAAATATGCGTTAGTTAATGCAGCAGTGAAGTTTGTTCCACCTACAGGATTTAAATTTAAAAAAGGTAAACTAGTACCAACGGACGCAACCGATGCTGACCAGACAGATTACATATGGACAAAAATTGTCAAGATCACCGGCGACGGTACATATGTCAAAGGACTAGGACCGGTCACACTCAGCGATCTAGTTCCCACAGGTGCTGTGGCTCAACGCATAGTGCCACGATTTATCAGCGACTTGCCTGTGGCACTTGAAACTGAAATCGTTAATCAAGTGTTTGACAATCAAACTTTTGGACTGAGATATGAAATTACTGAATCTCAATGGAAGTTGATCACTGCCAGCAACCTAAATCTAACCAATGATTTTACGTTAGGCAAAGCCGGAGATACTACCAACACCAACATAGACAGCTCTTGGGTGATCGCTTTGGTCAAACAGCCTGACAGCTATATCGTGAGAATTAGAAAACAGTCGTATATTTTTGGTAGCGTACAACAGAATAGATTTTATTTTGACAGCAATGAGAAACAGTATAATGATCAAGTAGGCGCAGTGGTTAAAGATCAGATATCAGTGTTGGGAATTAATACTGGCAAGGATGGTATCACTGAGCTTAAACAAGATGTGCCGTTTGAAATCAGTGATACTATAAAGTTTGATGACGGCTTCGAAAGCACCAACGAAATTAAACTAAGTTTTAGAGATGCCGACGACGACGGAGTGGTCGACAATCCTGAATCATTTGAAAATATTGTAGGACTAGATCAAGATTTAAAATTCTTATTTTTCCTGACTTCAAACGATGTCTACGGAACAGCAATTAAAACACTCATAGACAATTCAAATGATTTAATTTTACCCGTACCAAAAGAATCTGGAATAACTTTCAATGATACAGTGACCTATCCTGATCAGCAGTTGATATACTTTTATGACTCTGCTGAAAACATTGTTAAACGAGTAAATCGAACTACTAATACCTTGGACATAGCCAACGAATACACAGCAGTTGTTGGTAGAAGAAATCTTAAATTTCAATATACTCACAATGCCAGTGTAGATAGGAGGATAGATCCTTCTACCAGCAATATCATTGACATATATTTGTTGATACGAAGCTATGATGAAAGCTACAGAATATATCTCGCAGGCGGCACTGACATCGAACCAGTTGCACCTACCAGCGATGCATTGAGAACAACATTTGGCACAGCATTATCATCGATCAAATCTATCAGCGATGATATCATATATCATCCTGTGAAATACAAAGTGCTGTTTGGATCTAAAGCAGATCCTAAACTACAAGCAGTGTTTAAGATTGTTAAGAATCAAAATCGCTCGATCAATGACAACGATATCAAAGTAAGAGTAATCACTGCTATCAATACTTTCTTTGATATCAATAATTGGGACTTTGGCGATAGATTTTATATGGGCGAACTGACCACATATATTTTAAACACAGCGTCTCCGGATCTTGCCAACATAGTGATAGTACCAAAACAAACCAATCAATCATTTGGCAGTCTTTTTGAAATACAAAGCAGATCGGATGAAATACTGATCAGCGCAGCCACAGTAGACGATATAGAAATCGTCTCTGCCATCACCGCATCCGAAATAGGTGCCAGCACCAACTCTATAGTATCAACAACTTATTAATATGGCCGATAAATTTCCTAACAGTCAACTACCTATACGCAGATCAGTAGAGCTGCTACCAGTAATTTTTCAAACTCCTGCCAACGATAAATTTTTATCTGCGGTAGTCGATCCCTTAATACAGCCGGGATTGTTAGATAAAGTTGTTGGATATGTTGGTCGTAGATATGGCAAAACCTATAACAGCAACGATGTATATGTTGACACAAACGGCACATTGCGCAGCAGTTATCAACTTGAACCTGGAGTGATATTTAAAAATCACGATAAAATAGAAAATTTCTACGACTATATTGATGTTAAAAATCAATTGAAATTTTTCGGAAATACCATCGAAAACGATGACAAGATAACCAGCCAAACACATTACACTTGGAATCCTCCTATTGACTGGGACAAGTTTATCAACTATCGAGAATATTATTGGGAGCCAGCAGGCCCACGAAGTATTAATATCACAGGTCAGAGTGCTAACATTAACAGCACCTATAAGGTAGTATTAGGTACAACTAAAAATTCATTTGTATTCACACCAGATGCATACACTAATAATCCCACGCTGACTCTTTATCGAGGACAGACCTATAAATTTAGAGTCAATGCTCCTGCTGAAGGTTTTGCAATACGCACTAATTTTGACACAGGTAGTTTATTGTTTCAGCCTAACAGAAACTATGTACAAGGCAATCTTGTGGTCTATGATTCAAAACTATGGCGAGCTGTTAGAGATGTTACTAGTTTTGATGCTAGCTCAATCACTGTAGACAGTGAAGATTGGCAATATGTGGAATCTGCTAGCGAAGGCTCTGCATTGGACTACAACAATGGAATCACAAACAACGGCATTGAAAACGGTACCTTGACGTTTGTAGTACCGTACGATGCTCCCGACACGCTATATTATCAAAGTAAAATAACTCCGGATGCATTTGGTAGATTTGTCATCGCAGACATAGAAGAAAACACATTTGTTAATGTAGACATAGAGATCATTGGTAAAACCACATATACCAGCGGCAATGGTATAGAATTCAGCAATGGTATGATTGTTGAATTTTTAGGCAATATATCACCTGCTATCTATGCAAAAGATTCGTGGCTAGTAGAAGGGGTAGGCACAGCTATAACCTTGACTAGATTTAGTGATCTTGTAGTGCCGGTACTAAGCACAGAAGTCCCTGAAGTATTGTTTGACAACGAAGGCTTTGACACACAACCGTTCGATGACGCCACAGAGTATGCTGCATTTAAAGATTATATTACTATTGCTAGAGACAGCGCAGATAATAATCCCTGGAGTAGATACAATCGTTGGTTCCACAGATCTGTCTTAGAAAAATCATACCAATTAAGAGGACAAGATTTTCCAGCAAATGAAGCTGCTAGAGCCAAACGTCCAATTATAGAATTTCGTGCAGGACTACAGCTATTCAATCACGGATCTACAGCCAAACAGACTGTAGATTATATAGATACAGCTACCACGGATGTATTTTCTATCATAGAGGGTTCTAAGGGCTACAACATAGACGGAGAATTTTTGTTTGAAGGTGCAAGAGTATTAGTAGTAGCAGACAAAGACAAATTAGTTAATAATAAAATTTACACAGTTGAATTTATCACGCATAACAGCGTTGCTCAAATTCATCTAAGAGAAAGCAATGACACCGAATCGATACTAGGACAGGGGGTGACTGTAAGACGAGGCACAGTCAACAAGGGTCTAATGTTTCACTTCAACGGAACTGATTGGGTACCTAGCCAACCCAAGACTGCTGTAAACCAATCGCCAAAGTTTGATGTCTACGATTCTAATGAAATCAGTTTCGGAGATCCTGCCACCTATGCAGACACAGAATTTACAGGTTCAAATATATTAAGCTACAAGCCAGGTACCGCGAGAATTGATAAAGAACTGGGTTTCAAGATCAGTTATCTCAACATAGATAATATCGGCGACATAGAATTTAATTGGAACTGGGACACTGAAACATTCCGTTACTCTATCGATAAGTCTCCAGTGCTGAAAAAAATATCCACAGGTTTTTATAGATTTGGATCTGACAGATATGCCAACGGATGGCAGCAACTAAATTCTACCTATATACAACCCATAATAGATGATCAAGTGGTAGAAATTGCCACAGACACATTAGTGTTTAACACAGTGTCATGGGAGAGCTTGTCTGGTGATCCCGAAATAAATTTCTATCTTAACGGTTCGAGATATACCGGCACATGGACAAGAACTCGTGGCACCTTTGTGTTTAGTACCCCATTCGCGGTAAACGATGTTGTAGTAATAAAACTTATTACAGACATTGAACCCGATCAGGGCTACTATGAAATGCCGGTTGGTCTAGAAAAAAATCCTTTTAATACACCTATTGAGTCATTTACTCTAGGTCAGGCTGTGGCTCATATTTCTAGTGCAGTAGAATGGGACAGCGAATACACAGGAAAACTACCAGGATCTAGTAATCTAAGAGATCTTGAAGATTACAGACTGTTGGCCGGAAGATTTTTAAAACACAGTGGCAATGTACCATTGGCGGTAATGGCCTTGTGTGACAAGACTCATAACATTATAAAATCTATTTCCTATGCTAAAAAAGAATATACAGATTTTAAAAACAATTTTCTACAAAGAGCCATTGAAATTGATTTCAATGATGAAATAGTTGATTTTGTTGATGATATCATTAACAGTCTTACCGCAGTAAAAACAGCAAAAGACGCATTCGCTGATTCAGATATGATAGGTGCAGGTGCGTACACTGCATTGCAGACAGTTGTTGAAGATATCGGAATCAAAGTATTTTCTTTAACAACACCATTTGATCTAAAAACACCAAGCACTCGAGCTGTGTATGTTTATAAAAACAGTGTGCAATTAATAAACACTCAAGACTATGAGTTTGATTCTACATTCAGTTTTGTAAAACTCAAAATTTCGTTAGCAGAGGGTGATACAATTGAAATAAGAGAATATCTCAGCACAGCCACTAATTATATTCCTCCAACACCGACATCTATGGGATTGTACAAAAAATACACCCCAACAAAATTTCTTGATGACACATATCAAGAGCCTAGATATGTAATACAAGGGCACGATGGTAGTATCACAGCAGCTTACAATGATTTTAGAGACGATCTGTTGTTGGAACTTGAATTACGAATCTATAATAATATCAAGCAAGAATACGATCCTGCAGTTTTTGACATCGATCAAATACTAGCCGGATATTACGGTGTTGGTGAATATTCTAAGTCTCAGTTAGATGGTATTGTAGTGCAGGATTTTCTCAAGTGGATTCAAAATACCAACATCAACTATACCTTGAATGAATATTTTGACAGTGAGAACTCATTCACTTACACCTATTCAAATATGTCAGATCCTACCAAGACCAAAAATATTCCTGGTTGGTGGAGAGGTGTGTATCAGCATTTCTATGACACAGACCGTCCACATCGCTGTCCTTGGGAAATGCTGGGATTTAGCCAGAAGCCCGATTGGTGGCAAGAAGAATACGGTGCAGCGCCATATACTAGTAACAATTTGATTTTATGGGAAGACCTAGAAGCTGGTATTATCCGACAAGGTGTTCGAGCTGGAAGACACGATAGATACAAACGTCCCGGATTGATTTCACATATTCCTGTTGATGGCGACGGTAAGTTGCTGAGTCCGTTGGATTCTAATCTTGCGCAGGATTTTTCGTTGATTAACAATCGCGGACCTTTTGTATTAGGGGATGTGAGTCCAACAGAATACGCTTGGAGATCTAGCTCTGAATGGCCCTATGCAATAGTCACCGCTATGTGCTTGATGAAACCATTTGAATATATTCCTGATAACTTTGATAGATCAAGAATTGTAAAAAACAAGTTAGATCAGTATGTAAATTCTACCACAAACTTATTTGTAACTATTGCAGATATATCACCCTATGTAACAAATTCCACAGCGTCGGGATTGGTAAAGTATCTAACCAGCTATACAAAATCTCAAGGTTTAGATAAAGACAGTCTACAGGTTAAAATAGAAAAATTAGATGTGGCTCTTAGTTTTAGGATGAGTGGATTTGTTGATCAGCAACAGCAGAAATATCTATTAGATTCTAAAAATCCCGCATCTACTACTTCTGGAATTTTTATTCCTTCAGAAAATTATGACATTATATTCAACGTTAGCAGTCCCGTAACTACTGTGAGTTACAGTGGTGTGCGGCTGGAAAAAACCGCAGGAGGCTGGATACTAGCAGGGTACGACGACATTCATCCTTACTTCAATTATCATCAAGCTCAGGCCAGCAGCAAAGATCCTGTAATCTCTGTAGGCGGCAGCAGCGAAGCATTCACTGACTGGATTGCAGACAAAAACTACAACAACGGTACATTAGTTAGATACCAAAGTAATTTTTATCGTGCCCTAAAAACACATACCAGTGCCGGAGAATTTGATCGTAGTCAATGGCAGAAACTAGGCGATGTACCTAAGATAGGTGCAATAGAAGCTCAACGTAGACGTGTGTTTAACACACTGTCTGTGAGACAGATAAGCTATGGTACACTATTAACTAGTATACAAGAGGTAGTGGATCTACTATTGGGCTATGAGAGCTATCTAAAAACACAGGGAATTATTTTTGATAACTACGATCCTCAAAACGCTACCAGCCAAGATTGGCTTAGTGCTGCTAAAGAGTTCATGTTCTGGACCAAACACAATTGGGAATCGGGAGCTATTATTGCTCTAAGCCCTTCTGCACAAAAATTAGAGATTTCAGTACCAATAGGAACACCGGACAATTTATTAGACGGATTCTATGACTACCAGATCCTTAAGGGAGACGGAACACCGTTGGCCCCGAGATTTTTAAATGTCAATAGAGGCTTTCAAAATCTCAAAATAGAAACCACTAATACCACCGACGGTATCTACTATGCAAGACTACATTATGTAATAAAAGAACACGTCACTGTATTTGATGATCGCACAGTATTCAATGATATTATCTATGACAAGCCTACCGGATATCGTCAAGGTCGTATTAAGATGCAGGCCTTCCGTACAGTAGACTGGGACGGCGACTACACCAGTCCAGGATTTATATTTGATAATGTTGATATACAGACCTGGAAACCTTTCAACGATTACAAGTTAGGTGATATCGTATCTTACAAATCTTATGATTGGACCAGCCTTGTAAATCAATTAGGCACAGAAACATTCAACGATGCCAACTGGTCAAAACTAGATTCAAAACCAGTCAAACAGCTAGTATCGAATTTTGATTATAAGATAAAACAATTCAGCGATTATTTTGAAACTTCGTCTCAAGGGCTAGACCAAAGTCAACGAGAATTAGCTAGACATGCCATAGGTTACCAACAACGAGATTACCTGCAGAATCTAGCAGAAGACAGTGTAAGCCAATTTCAACTATATCAAGGATTCATTAGAGAAAAAGGCACTGCAAACAGCGTGACCAAAATCTTTAACAAGCTCAGCAGATCGGGGTCCGACAGTATTGTACTCAATGAAGAATGGGCCTTTAGATTAGGTCAGGTTGGAGGGGTGGATCAATTTTCAGAAATCGAAATCCAACTAGAAAAGAATAGATTTAAATTAGATCCACAGCCGCATTTAGTTACCAGCAGCGAAACACTCAACGCCTTAGATCAATATTATAGATTTACCGCCAGCGATTTCACAATTTCTTCAATTCCCTATACTGTAGATATTTTACCTACCACTGTAGATCTAGAACCAGAATTAACTGCTGGCTATGTTAGTTCAGGACAGTATCAGCACGTGATCGGCACAATAGATCAACTGACCTCTCTAGATATAACTACGGTCGACGAAAATGATCACATATGGGTAACATTTAACGATGACAGCTGGCAGATGCTTCGGGTCAACGAGTCACCACTGTTATATGTTACTGAAGCGGTCCGTATAGATGACACGGTAGTTACTCTAACATTGAACAGACCACATTCGGTGACAGTCGATGATTATGTTGGGTTCCGTGAGATTGTTAACCTTAGCGGATTTTTCAAAGTCAGTGAAGTAACCAATACCACTATAACAGTTGTGGTTGCCGCAGACGTTGGTGATCCCGAGTTAGATGTTAGCACGACAGTTAATATTCAGTTGTTGACCACTGCAAGATTTGCTGACTATGCAGCGGTTGATCAACATCCAGCAGCACTGTTAAAAAGCAAATCGTTGGTATTTGTAGACAACAACGGCAGCGATCGATGGGAAGTAGTACAGAAAAATAAATTATATACTTCAAAATCCATAGCAGATTTTGGTACCTCAGCACCACTACTCACCGGTTCTAAAGTTGTTTATGATAATATTAATAAACATATAATTAGCAGCCTACCTGGTTCGGGATTTGTAAATGTGTATGTAGAAACAGATACAGGACTTTCTCTAAAACAAATTATAGCACCGCCTGTTGGTTTTTACGATATCGCTCTAGGATCGTTCGGTGAAAAAATGGCAGTTAGTCCAGACGGCAAATATCTAGTGATAAGTGCTCCCACAGCCAGCGGAGTCATTAATAGATATATGGGCGAATGGCAGACTGAAGCAGCCTATGAACAAAATGACATCGTGCTCTATGCCGGAAGACTTTATAGAGCATTAAATGCCAATGGAAATTTTGCAGGACTCGGGGACGGCAGCACTCAAGTAGCTATAAACTCTGACGATTGGGTTCCACACACCACAATTATTCCTGCTGAAACAGCAGCACGTAATCCCGGATATTATCAACAAGGTATGGTTGTTGTATACGAATTTGTCAGCGGCAGATATATTCATGCCACAGCATTTGTAAGTCCTCGTCCTACAGATAACGAAAAATTTGGGTCAGAAATTACCATCGGGGTAAACGGAACTGAATATTATCTAGCAGTATCTGCTATAGGTGCCTATAATAACACAGGTAGAGTATATCTTATCAAGTATACCGGAACTGAATGGACACACATGGAAAATCCTTTGTACAAAGGCATCTATAATCTGTTCGATTCATACAAGCAAGGTGAAATAGTATGGCAGGCATCCCAAGATCCTGTAGGCGAAGCTGCTCGCGGCAATCTATGGCAGAGCCTAGATGGCTCGACATCAGATGGTAGCACTATTACTCTAGATTCACAGAACTGGTTAAAGGTCAGTGATATTTCTACTCATTGTTCGTTGCCTACAAATATTGCTGTAGAAGATGATGGATCTACTTTAGAATTTACCACCACAGGTTTATTAACGGACACACAAAAAGCAGAATTAGTCAAGCAGGGAGATCAATTTGGATTTTCTATGACTATGAGCAGTGATGGAAGTATACTAGTTATAGGCGCACCCGACAGTGACGGAGCCTACTTTGCCAACTACAGAGGCTTATGGCGTGCCGACGTAGAATACGTCGAAGGTGAAACAGTTAGATATCGTGGATCGCCTAGTGAGTCATATCAATACTATGAGCTAGGTCAGCCAGTTGGATTTGATTCGTCTGTCTATAGAAGCTACGGAGAGGATCCGTCTGATAGCTATGTCTGGCAACAAGTCGGAGATAGTACAACAACTGCCAGCGGTAAGATTTTTGTTTATAAGAAAACCGAGTATGATTCTTACGAACTCACCCAGATGATTAATGCCGGATCACTGACATCGTTTACTGACATTGATTCTGGACTAGTTATTAGTACAGGGGATCAGTTTGGATTTAGTATGGATATGGATTCCAACGGAACAGTATTGGCTGTGGCTTGTCCTAGATCAGATGTAAACTATCAAGATCAAGGTGCTGTGTATGTGTTGGAACTAGATCAACCAGTTACTGAATTCCGGGTGAAACAGCGTTTACAGAGTTACGAAATCTATGCCAACGAATATTTTGGTTTTGCTGTATCAGTGAGTCCCGATGGTGCAAAGATAGCTGTAGGCGCTAGAAATACTAAAACGCCATTTCCTGTGAACTTTGATCTATTAGAAGGCACAACTTTCGATAATAGCAGAACACGCTTTTATGTAGAACAAGGATTCACCGGCGGTGTTTACGTATTCGATAGAAAAGCTCAAATATTCTTCCTCACAGAAAAACTTGACAGCGATTTACAAGCAGACGAATCGTTTGGCCACAGCATAGATTGTATAGGCACAAAATTACTAGTGGGGTCTCCTTACTATAAAAATTCAGTGACTAATACCTATCAAGGAATCGTTCGCTTGTTTACTTCTAACGCTGCTGGCGCAAGTTGGACTACATTAACTGATCAACAGCCGTTGGTTGATCTAAGAAAAATAAAGAAAATTGAACTCTATGACAATGTTAAAAATGTAAAAATACAAGATATAGATTATATCGATGCTGCTAGAGGAAAAATTTTAAACATAGCTGAACAAGAAATAAAATATAAAACTCCGTATGACCCTGCAGTATATACTGTGGGCACAGCATCGGTGGTAGTAGATCCTACTATTAATTGGCTGGAAAAAAATGTAGGCAAATTGTGGTGGAATACTGGCACCGCCAAGTTTCAATATGCAGAACAAAAAGATTCAGCTTATAGAATAGGAAATTGGAATCAACCAGTTCAAGGCGCCAGCATTGATGTTTATGAATGGGTAGAAACAGTGCTGCTACCTAATGAATGGGCAGCTTTGGCAGACACCAATGCAGGACTAGCTCAAGGAGTTAGCGGCCAACCGTTGTATCCCAACAATGATGTTTATAGTGTGAAATTTTTCTTTAGTTCTACCACTGGCGAAGTTTCAGAAACATTATACTATTACTGGGTTAGAAGCAAAGCAGTGACTCCATCTAATATGGCTGATCGTAAACGATCAGCAGCTGAAGTAGCAAATCTAATTTCTAACCCTGCAGGTACTGGTATTGCATTTGTAGCATTTTTGCAATCAGACAAATTTTTAAGTTATAATTTTAAATCAGTTATGCAGTCTGACACTGCACTGATAAATCTACAAATTAGAAAAAATCTAGAATCTCAGATTCCTGTACACAACGAATATCAATTGCTCACCGAAGGCGTGGCTGATAGTTTGCCTTCTTCTAAACTAGAAAACAAATGGATTGATAGTCTTGTAGGTTCGGATATTGCCGGCAACAGAATTCCGGATATATCACTGCCAGCTAAACAAAAATACGGAATCGAATATCGCCCCCGTCAGACCATGTTCGTTGATAGAATTTTAGCACTGAAAATTGTCATAGAATATATCAATAACATTTTACAAAAAGAAACGTTTGCAGAAACCATAGATTTTACCAATCTTAGTAGTGTAGACACTGTGCCTAGTTCTGCATTAAATCTGTATGATGTGGTGGTAGACACTGATATCGATCTTCAGACCGTGGGAACAACCAACACACGTCGTGCAGTTCTACGAGGCAATCTAATCAATGGTGAATTAGACACCATAGATATTGTGGATCCGGGATATGGTTACAAACCTAAAGAATTGTTTGATCAAGAACAGAGTGGAATTTATCTAGGCCCTCCAATTACTATATCTGGAGACGGAATCAATGCTACAGCAGTATGCCATATTGATGGTCAAGGTCGTGTTATTGCTGTGGTGGTAACTAATCGCGGTAAAAAATACAGTAGCATAACAATTCAGGTAAGATACTTTTCTGTGTTGGTTAATAACGATGCTACTCTAAATAATTTTTGGAGTATATATTCTTGGGATGATTTGCGAAAAGTATATTTCCGTAGCAAATCACAATCTTTTGATACAACCAAATATTGGAGTAAAATAGATTGGGTTCGCATAGGATATGACAGCAATCTTCGAATAATTAAAGAATTGAATAGTATCTACGAGATAGTCGATGCTCAAATTGCTATCGGTGATATTATAAAAGTCAAAGAATATGCTGCCGGCGGTTGGGCTGTATTTGAAAAAATCTCTGATACTGCTGAGTTGTTCCTAGATAGATATCTATTAGTCAGTAGACAACTTGGCACTATTCAAATAAATTCCTCATTATATAATACAGGCGTAACTGGAGTTGGGTTTGATAATACACAGGCATTTGACACTACAACATATGACATTGAAAATTCCAAAGAATTAAGAAATATCTTTACAGCAATCAAAGAACAAGTGTTTATCGGCGACTATTCAGTAGAATGGAACAAATTATTTTTTGCTTCAATACGCCATGTGTTCAGCGAACAGCAGTATGTAGATTGGGTATTCAAAACCAGTTTTCTAAATGCCACGCATAACATCGGAACACTAGCAAGTCCGCCAAATTACAAAAATGATAATTTATCGAGTTATCAAGAATACATCAACGAAGTTAAACCATTTAGAACCACAGTTAGAGAGTATATCAGTCGTTATACCCAACCAGAAACATATTCATCAGCGGTGGCTGATTTTGATTTACCACCAGTGTATTCGGTATCGGATGGTCGTGCCAACCCTGTTAATTCGTCATCCGCAGAAATATCGCAGTACCCGTGGAAATGGTGGGCAGATAATAATGCCTACACCGTGACTGCTATAGAAGTGTATCGTTCGGGCTCAGACTACACAACGCCTCCTAAGGTGTTGATTAGCGGAACAGGCACCGGAGCCACTGCCAAAGCATTTATCTCCAACGGTAGAGTTTCAAGCATACAAGTACTAACTGCCGGCTCCGGGTATACCGCAGCACCGACGATCACGCTAGTAGGCGGAAATGCTCCTACCTCTATTCAAGCCAAGGCAGTGGCAGTTATAGGCGATTCCCAAGTTCGAACATTTGATGTTTCAGTAAAATTTGATAGAATTTCTACAGGCGGAATTTACAACACATTTTCACAGACACAGACATTTATAGCTACCGGTAGCAGTGCTGTGTTCCTGCTGAATTACTCACCGACTAATGACAAAACTAAAATCAGAGTAATACAGAAATCATCGTCAACTAAAAAAACACAAGTAGTATTGGCCAGCGAATACACAATCAGTCTATATTATCAAGCTACTGACAGCTATTCTTTATTGCGAGGAAAATTAGTTTTTAACACAGCCCCGCCTAAAGATGATGAAATCACAGTGACCTATGACAAAAACATTCTGTTATTAGATGCGGTGAATAGAATCAACCAAACCTACACACCCAAAGCAGGCATGATAGGAAAAGAACTAAATCAGTTAATGACAGGTATCGACTTTGGCGGAGTCAGAATCCAAGGAACCACATTTGATGTCACTGGTGGATGGGATGCTCTACCTTGGTTCACAGACAATTGGGATTCAGTAGAGTCTAGTTCGGATTATTATCATGTTGCCGATGGCAGTACCAGCACAGTAACACTACCGTATATTCCAGCTGCTGGCCAACAAATCAACATCTATATCAAACGAAAGAACACTAATATCACTGTACGTGTTGATGATGAAAACTATTCACCTGCACAAGATTCTAGCACAGGCACAAATCCAACAGCAGAAATGCCAACATTTGTCGGTGATGGCGTAAATGCAGTGGTAGAGATTGGTGAATATCTAAGTACTGTAGACGGTGATATTCTTATATTCCGTCCTATAGAAAGTGATGGATCTGTAGTTATAACAGATGACAATATTCTAGATACCAAACTCAGTGGAGGATCGTTGTCGTCAATCAGCGGCGCCTACATCACAGCCACTGGTATGACTTCAGAAGAAATAGCTATCACCGGAGGTAAATTTATAGATCCTAATGTGGTACCGGCACCCGAAGAAAACGTTCCGGGGCAGGTCATAGAAAGTGTTTCAATTAAGGTATACAATAATGCAGTATCTGGCGCAGCATCACTGCAATCCAATGTAAAAATAGCTAATGGCACAGATACAGAATTTGCCATAGGGCAAACTGTATTAGAAACTCAGTCAGTGTTTGTGTATGTGTCTAACACACCAAGAACCATTGACACACATTATACTATCAATCTTGAAACAAACACTGTAAACTTTGTAGCAGCTCCGCTGGTAGATGAATTTGTGGAAATACTTAGTATAGGTATTGGCGGTGTTGGTATTTTAGATTATCAAAGCTATACCGCAGATGGTGCCACTGGCCTGTTCTTAACCAATGCCAATTATGATAACACCAGCAGTGTATTTGTTAGTGTAAATGGCACACAGGTCGATGTGGGATTCCGCAACAGCACAGATGTAGTTGATGCTGTGGGTAAAACTTTGGTAGAGTTTGGAATCACACCTCAAGTAGGCGACATAGTTAAAATAGTATGTTTAGAATCAACAGCTGATATAGATAGTTCGGGATTGTCTCTAGTACAGGTTAATACTCAAACTTTCTTCTTTGAAGGAAGTACAAGAACTTTTGAGATTACTGGATTTAGTGAATTAACCAGAGGCTCAAATCTAAGCTCAATGATAGTCGAAGCCAACGGCCAGTTGTTGAAAGGACCTGATACAGTTTATGCTGTCTACGACGGTACCAACAATGTATTCTCTCTAGGAGTGGATCCGCTCGAACCTGGCGGCAGTATATTACCGGCAAATCTAAAAGTGTTAGTAAACAATGTACTTAGAACATTTATTGTGGATTACACTCTAGATGGACCTGCTAAAGTAGTAACTGTTAACGCAGCCAAGTTATCTATCGGCGACGCTATTAAGATTGAAAATGATCTAAGGGCAGAATATTCTATACAAGATAACACTATCACTGTCGACTCCGCATTTGACTTTGGATTCCCAGGAGATTCTACAGTATCTGATTCAACATATCCTGCAGTTAATGTTACTTGGTTTGGTGAATACCCGTCTATGGATATTATCCAAGATGAAAGTAGTGGAGGTCAAGTACAGTATAAATTATCAAGATCTCCGATTTCAGTAAGTTATGTGTGGGTATACAAAAACGGTCTTCGTTTGAGACAAGACAAAGACTTTTATGTGAGTTTGCCTAGAGCGGTGGTATATATCACAGCAAACACAACCCCTGCAGATACTATAAAAATTATAAACTTTGCCAATGACGTCTTTAGATTACCGTCGGCCTATGAGATTCACAAAGACATGTTAAATGTGTTTCATTACAATAGATTTTCAAAAGATGGATGCAAATTAACCAAGGTACTAAACTACTACGACACTAGTATAGAAGTTACTGATGCTACTAACCTGTCTCAGCCAATAGCCAGCAGAAATGTACCGGGTGCGGTATTCATACAAGGCGAACGCATTGAATACATGTCAAAGTCAGGTAACATATTAAGTCAACTACGCAGAGGTGCTCAAGGAACATCTATAGCAAATACATATGCCCTAGGTACAGCAGTAGTTGACGTGGGATACCGCGAGGTGATACCTTACAATGAAGTTCAGCAAAGAACTGATTTTACCAGTGACGGTAGCACACTGTTAATTGGCCCGCTCGACTTTGTGCCTCAGAAAGGTACTAGAAGCGGCACCTGGTTTAGAAATACTATACCAGCAACCTATGGTCCTTGTGATCAAATAGAAGTGTTTGCTGCCGGCCGCAGGCTGAAAAAAGATCCTCAATCTGTTTACGTAGAAGCAAATGGCGCTGCTAGTCCGGCCGCAGATCAGACTCAAGAAGCTGAGTTCAGCGTAGATGGTACCACAGCACAAATACGACTTACTACCGTATTGCCGGCGGGTACTCGAATTACTGTGTTGCGAAGACAGGGTAAAACTTGGTATGCTAGGGGAGAAACCACAGCCACAGATGGTACAAGTCTGGTACATACAGACACCGCTATAGCTAGATTCATTGTGGAAAAGACCACAGCTATACCTGAATAAATACATGATGGAACAAAAAGAGATCAAAATGCCAAACAATCAAGATCAACCAGTAGTCAGTCCTCAAGCTCGCCCCAACGAAACAGGCGGGTTTCATTTTGAAGGACATATAAAAATCCATGATCCTGTAACTAAAGAAGTTTTTGTAGATAAACGAAACGCTATTCACTACGAAAATATGAGTGTGGCCATGGTTAACAGTTTAAGCAATCAAGGTTATGGAACAGTATATCAAATGATTTTCGGTACAGGTGGAACTACTGTAGACCCTACAGGACTTATTACATACCTTACTCCGAACACCGTCGGAGTAAATTCTAGTCTATATAATCAAACCTATCAAAAGGTGGTGGATCAAAACGCTATTGAAAATCAAGATCCGATTAGAAACAAGATGGAAATTAGACACATCAGTGGCGCCACCTACAGTGATATTTTGATTAGTTGTTTGCTGGATTACGGCGAACCTTTAGATCAAGAAGCCTTTGACAACAGTGTAGATATGAATGGTGAATTTGTATTTGATGAATTAGGATTAAAAGGGCTCGGACCAAACACATCAGACGGAAAGCTATTGACACACGTTATATTTCATCCGGTACAAAAAAGTTTGAACAGATTACTGCAGATAGACTACACTATACGTGTGCAGAGTTTAACTGGCTTTGCTGAGGTATAACCATGCCATATATAGTTAATTTTACAGATAACCAAAACAAAAGTCCTATCACAGTATTTGATAATACTTCTAGCACAGACACCAGCCTAGTCTTTCCTGGCCGAAATGTCACCGGCTACGGACAGATCATAGCAGAAAACTTTTTATCATTGCTAGAAAATTTTGCATCCACTGACCAACCGGTAAATCCAGTAGAAGGACAGTTATGGTATGACAGCACCGGCGGCTCACAGACTCTAAAAATCTGGGATAACACAGCATGGAAAGCAGCTTCGGGTATACAGAAAGGTGTTAGTCAACCTGCGGTTGAGAACAGCAAAGTTGGCGAACTTTGGGTAGATACCACAAATCAACAACTGCGGATATTTACTGGTACAAGATGGATTCTAGTTGGTCCTACTGAAAGTTCAGTGGGCGGTTTAAGGTACGGTCCAGTTATAGAAAAAATAGCCGACTCGGATAACGTAGATAGATTTATATTGGTATTTTATATTGCTGATATTCCTGTAATTGTTATAAGCAAAGATAGCTTTACTCCTAAAACTTTAATAACTGGATTTGACACAGTGCGGTCGGGGATAAACATAAGTACTCCTGCTGACGCTGCCGAAATAGCTAATTTTGTAGGTGGATTTTTACCCCTGCTCAACGGTACTGCTAAAAATGCTCAAGCACTATTAGTAGGTGGAGTAGAAAAAGCTGCAGGAACATTTCTTAGATCAGATACCATCAACACTACTGACTATGAAATAAAAATAAAAAACAACAACGGCCTTTCTATCGGAGTTGACGAAACATTTAAACTATTATCAACTGAATCATCTAGTAGTATATATAACTCTGCAGCAGGCAGCTCGCTTGATTTGCAGACTAACAGAAACGGAATCCCTGCAACAATACTTAGAGTAGTGGATAATCTTGTAGGAATAAATCAAGAAAATCCAACAGAATCTCTAGATGTTATTGGTAATTTTAAACTCACAGGAACACTGGTATCTACCAACACCACAGCTAGTACTAATTTGAATAATGGTAGTATACGTACCCCAGGTGGCGCAGCGATTACTAAAAATCTAATTGTAGGAGATGGCATAGATGTTACTGGAGTTCTACAAACCAACACTATTCAACCAAAACTTACTAATACCTATGATTTAGGCACTGATCTAAGAAGATTTAACAACATACGTGCTAAAACCGTTATAGCAGATACTATTCAGGGTGTGCTGGAAGGAAATATCAGCGGCAATGCTAATACTGCTACTGCCCTAAGCACACCAACGACTTTTCAACTAGCAGGTGATGTAGTGTCACCTGCTGTGGCTTTTGACGGTCAGGTAGGTCCAGCTACGAAAATCTTCAATGCTACTCTTACGGCAAACATCATAGCAGGTAAAGATGAACCAGCACCTAATCGAGGCAAAAAGGGAGATTTTGTTCTAACATATAGACCTAGCGAAAGCACTTTGGCTAGTTCGGGATTATTGAAACAGACTAGAGAAGTGTTCATGGGCGACTTGGCTGTGCCAATTGGTGCAATATTACCTTATGCTGGTGGAACAACCCCTGATGGATATTTGTTGTGTGATGGGTCGGAAATTGAAAGATCAAAATACGGTGATTTATACGATGTTATCGGGGTTGTATATAACGGATCCTCTGCGTTACAAGGTGTGGGAACTTTTAGACTTCCCGACCTTAGAGGTAGATTCGCTCTAGGTAAAGATAACATGGACAATGCTGGAACGGTGCCGACATCTTCAGGCCCATATGTAGACGCAGGTGGCGGAACAGCAGGCCGTGTTCCAGACGTACAGGCTACGATCCTCGGGGGTGCAGCCGGCCTTAGCTCAGTGGCACTGACTTTGGCCAACTTGCCAGAACATAGTCATACTTTGTCAACAGCCACCCAGGATTATGCTGCAATAGCAGTAAGTACGACTCTTGATCCATTAGCTACTTCCGGCTTTGGACCCACAGCCCCTGGGCAAGCACAATACCTCAAAGACAGCGGCAATGTCAAAAAACCAGTAGGAGTTACTCTTGGAACTGCTGTGGGATTGATGAATCCGTTTCTATCAATGAACTTTATAATCAGATCCGGTCCGCCGGCATTCTAACAGGTAAAATAACATGGCATATCAGATTAACAAAACAGACGGAACCATAGTTGCCACAGTTGCTGACGGTCAAATTGACGACAGATCAACAGACATTACCTTAATTGGTAAAAATTACAGTGGCTTTGGAGAAATATTTAACGAAAATCTAATTAAGATATTAGAAAACTTTGCCGAGTCAACACAACCAGATCATCCGCTAAGAGGACAAATATGGTTTGATTCTAGCGAATCAAAATTAAAGGTGTATAACGGTGTTAGTTTTGTGCCAGTTAGTTCTGCAACAATATCTAGTACTCAGCCTTCAACCTTGGCCATAGGTGATCTATGGTATGACGATGTGGGCGAGCAACTATTTTTCTTTGACGGTGCTTCAGCAATACTGTTAGCTCCTGCTTACAGCAGTTCACAAAGTCTAAGCGGACTTAGAGTTGATACCATATTAGATACCCTTAATCAAACTAGAGTTATCACCAGTTTGTATAACAATGGTATATTGTTAGGCATATTTGCCAAAGACAGTTTCACCCCAAAACTACCTATTATCGGATACACAGGTAGCATTGCACCCGGATTTAATGTAGGAACATTAGCTAATTTTAAAATACGTGCAACCTGTACCAACAGCGACAGTCTTGGCGGTGCGCCAGCTACCACCTATGTTCGTACTGATGTTGCTAATGCAATTAATGGACAATTACAAATTACTGTTGACTCGGGATTAATCGTAGGATCAGCTAACCAGGGATCATTGTTTGTTACTAATGGTAATGTAACTTTAGCAAATGCATCAAGCAACAAAAATATTACTTTGAGTGTTAATAGATCAGACACTCAAGAAAACGCAATAGTAATAAATGCAAATGCAAGGACTATTGGACTGTATCCTACAGAATCGACCAGTACTGTTAATCTCGGTGGAGACCTAGTAGTAAACGGAAACCTCACAGTAGAAGGAACTACTACTACACTAAACACCAGTATTTTCACAGTAGAAGATAAAAACATTGTCATAGCTAACGTAGCCGTCCCCACTAACAGCACAGCTGACGGAGCAGGTATCACTATTAAAGGCGGCACTGATAAGACCATTGCTTATAGTAATAGTAGCAATTGGTTAGATATTTCTGAAACATTGAATCTAGCATCAGGTAAGGCAGTGTATATAGGCGGTACCAAAGTCATAGATGGAAATAGTTTAGGATCTGCGATTACTAGTATTCCTGGCGTTACGGCCTTCGGTACACAAAACGTGATTAACGTAGGCCCCGGCATTCCGCCAGTCACACAAATGAGATTAGAAAATCACAGAATCTCTACGGTGTCGTCTAATTTCGATATTGAATTAGAACCAGACGGATCTGGTAATGTTGCTTTAATTGGTAGCCCAAAGATCACCGGCCTAGCCAACCCCACCTCTGCTCAAGATGCTGCTACTAAAGAATATACAGATAATAGAATAGAATCAAGACCGTTGATTTTTAGTATTGACCTTTCAGATGGAAAGTCAAACACCTATATAGTTGACAACATATTAAATAATCTTGCGCCGGTGAGTGAATATCGTACAGGTACCGATGCAAGGATATTATGCAGTTTGATCAGTAATAATGCACAGAGTTTAGAAATAAATTCACTGCCTCCGGCAGTATCAACAGCAGCATTTTTAACTACTCTAGGAGGCAGTTCAAGTCTTGCAATTACCAATATAAGTTTTCCACCAGCTACTATTACGGCAGCTAGCGTGTCTGTGACAAGAATTATCAAAGAATTTAAAATAGTAGGTGGTGTGTGGGACTGGCAGTCAGACACCGTACTTCCACCATAATGAACCAGGAGCGGCATAAATGGCCTATGTAATTAACAAGTTTAATGGGGTTCAACTAGTAGTGCTTGATGACGGCACTATAGATACCACCACCAGTCTAGGTCTAGTAGGTCGAAACTATGTAGGCTACGGCGAAACTCAGAATGAAAATTTCGTATTCCTCTTAGAGAATTTTGCCAACACCGCCCCACCTTCGAGGCCGTTAGAAGGACAGATATGGTTTAATACCACGAACGACACAGCCTATGCCTATGACGGTTCAAATTGGAATCCAATAGGATCGGCAGCTGTAAGTGCGTCTGCACCACCTAATACCAACTCCGGTGCATTGTGGTTAAAAACTCCTATCAATCAATTATATGTATACACTGGCACAGAATGGAGATTCATTGGACCCGAGGCAGTGGAAGGATTTGGGTCTACTAGAGCCAGAGCTGGTTCTTTAGATGATACATTAGGTAATCCTCAGCCTGTGATTTTTCTAGAAACCAACGGTACCGTATTTGCTATCTGCACTGCTGCTGCATTTGTTATAAATCCCGGAAATTCAGTTACTGGATTTAGCAATGCTTTACAGGCTGGAATTAATTTATCTTCCACCGCCAAGATCAATGGCAGTATTACAGGTAATGCTGCTACAGCAGATCAATTATCTACCGCAAGATTGATTAATGGTGTGCCATTCAACGCTTCATCTAATGTCACGGTAACTGCCAATACCACTAATCTATTGAAAAAAGGCACTTATATTGCCGGCTCTGATTTCAACGGCAGTTCAGAAACCACATGGAGTGTTGATGCAACATCTGCTAATGTCATAGGCAAAGTAGTAGCACGAAATTCAGAAGGCGGCTTTTCAGCAGGTACTGTCACAGCCACCTTTATAGGTGACCTCACAGGCAATGTCACGGCTTCAACAGGAATCAGTACATTTAACATTGTACAAGCCACTCAATTTATCGGTGCTACTCTGTCAGGCAACGCAGCTTCTGCCACAAGATTGGCCACTGCACGAACCATAAACGGCGTAAATTTTGATGGATCTAACAGTATCACGGTACCGGCCAGTGCAGAAACATTAACAGGAAATGCTATTAATAATTCTGTGACACTGAGTGGCTTGACACAGGTAGGTACATTGAGTTCGTTGAATGTCAATGACAGCGGAATATTTGTAGGCAGCGGAAATCAACTAAGAATGTTCGTTGATTCTAGTACTCCAACAATTAGATCTGCCACAGGCCGTCTGAATTTTGATATGGGTATAAGTGGCCCAGATGTTAACTTTGTTGATTCGGCAACTTCCTTGGGACTCGGTGGACCAAATGCTCCAGCGATTATAGGCGATAATACAACTAATCTTGGTATAACAGGATACAAATTTGCAGGGGTGTATGCCGACAACTTTTTTGGCAACGCCACCACAGCTACTCTAGCAACCACAGCTACAAATCTTCCGGGTGGAGGACTAGGAGCTATTCCTTATCAATCAGCAGCAAATACCACTGCTATGCTAGGCCTTGGATCTCCAGGAACTGTTCTAACAGCACAGGCCGGTGGGCTGGCTTGGCAGGCGATTGCACAAGAATCTCTAACTAAAGGTAGTTATTTGAATTTAATAAACACCACTACTAGTGGTAGTTTAAGTGTATTCAACGGCAATCTTCCTGCGACAATTTCAGTAGATGCTACCTCAACTAATACTGCTAGTAAAGTTGTAGCACGTGACGCCAGCGGCAATTTTGCGGCAGGCACTATTACAGCTAATTTCGTAGGTGCGGTTACAGGTAATGCTTCTACCGCGACACAATTACAAACTGCAAGAAACATCAACGGAGTGTCATTTAATGGCACACAAGATATAACAATCATAGCCACTGATGCTACCAAAGTAGCATTAGCTGGCAGCACCATGACAGGATATCTAACATTGGTTGGTGCTCCTGTGGACGCAAATCACGCTACCACTAAAACATATGTAGACAGCAGATTGCCGCAGTATACTATTGTCAGCGGAGCACAATATAGCACATCGGGATACACAAATCAGGTCGGATCATTCAATGACGGTGCAAACTTTTTTGATGTGTTTCCTCCAGCAGGTAAAAGTATGGCAAATATTGTAGCATTTATTCCGTCTATCCATGTGGTTCATTATGCAGGTGGAGTCGATGGCAATGATTCGATTAGATGTACATATTCTTATCTTGGTGATAGGATCAGAGTCTACGTGCAGAACACAGAACAACGAAGCACCCCGGCAGCAAACTATTTGGCCATTTGGAGTTAATCATGCATTATGTTTGTATAGAAAATAATCTAGTAGTTAGCGTGTTAAATTATCAGCCTAATGTGCCGAGTTCTGTTACGATGATAGAAATCACAGATGCACAAGCTGCCCAAATAGCAGCGCAAACACATTATTTTGATGTTGTTAGCAGAACTGTTACTGCGGTCGCAGCTGGAGTTACAGCACAACGAGCCGCAGATGTTGCCAACGGACAAGAACGAGAATTTTTAAACAGCACAGATTGGAAGATTTTGCGGCATATTAGGCAGAAAGCATTGAATATCGCTACCAGTTTATCAGATGCAGAGTACATACAACTTGAACAGCAGCGTGAAGCCGCAGCAGCTCGTGTAGTATGACAGTAATAAATACAAGATATTAGGGGTTAACAGAATGGCATATGAAGTCAATAAATTTAACGGTGTGTTTTTAACGTCGGTAGCTGACGGCACAATCGACACCACTACAGATCTACGACTAGTAGGTAAGAATTATGCAGGTTACGGTGAAGTACAAAACGAAAATTTTGTGCATCTACTAGAAAACTTTGCTAATACCACAGCGCCTCCTAAATCTGTTACTGGGCAAATATGGTTTGATACTGCTACTAAAAAACTCAAATTCTATGACGGGACTAGATTCAAAGTAGCCGGTGGCGCCGAAGCCAGCGCATCCGCTCCCAGTGGGTTAGTAGCCGGTGATTTTTGGTGGGACACGGGTGCCAAACAACTATACACATATACTGGCACAGAATTCACCTTGATCGGGCCGATATCCAGCCCGGATTTAGGCACCTCAACTATCAGTCCAGCAGTGGTATATGGAACCATTAGTACCGCAGAAGGCCCACACACTATATTAAAGATTATATCAGATAGCAAAACCATAGCAATAGTTAGTAAAACTGCGTTTACACTTGACAATAGTAAAAATGCCATAGATGATTTTACTGTGGTTAAGAAAGGAATTACATTAGCTAGATCGCAGACTGGTGTTTCCACTGACGATTTTACCTTTTGGGGCACATCAAGTAATGCAGCTAGACTAGGAGGTTTCACAGCCGATCAATACATCAAAACAGGTGAAAGCTCATTTACGTCAGAAGTTAGTTTCAAAGATCCCGGTCTGCAAGTGGGTGATGGCAACGATCTAAGAATCCGTATAGAAGGTGGCAACGATGTCGTTGTCGAAAATCGTCTTGGTAACGACATCACATTCAGAATTACAGTTACGGAAACTACAGATGAAAGAGATATAGCTGTTGTGAAATCAACAGGATTAGTCCCCGGAGTTAGTGGTGCTTACACGTTGGGATCTACAACACTAGCATGGAGCAATGTTCACGCTACTACATTCACTGGTTCTTTGGTAGGTGCGGTTACAGGCAACACCACTGGCAGTCACAAAGGCAACGTGTTAGCCAATGACAATGATGTTATGATCAATGCTGCTACCAAACAGATAGGGTTTGCTGGTGCTAATATTGTAGGAACTTTGACTGGATCAGTGACTGGATCAGCTGCCACTGCCGCAGATGCCGGCACTCTAAACGGATTAGCTTCCAGCGCCACGGTGCCAGGCTCAGCAATATCTACAATAGCTATACGTAATTCCAGCGGCAACATATTAGCCAATCAATTCGTAGGAATAGCAGACAAAGTAGATCGTACTTTTATTGACCGTACTGATGCTAGAGTTGATCCAGCATGGGCAGATGGCACTGCTAGTACCCAGTACAGAACTGCTAGACTCTCAGCCACTGCTTACAGCATAGCTGCAAGAGATGTCAGCGGTAACATTACAGCTAATATCTTTAATGGCACAGCCACAGCTGCTCGATATGCTGACCTAGCTGAAAAATATCTTGCCGATCAAGAATACGAAGTCGGCACAGTGGTAATGGTAGGCGGTGAAAAAGAAGTCACTGCTGCAGATGTTAACACCCGTGCTATTGGAATAGTATCTGCCAACCCAGCTTATATGATGAACAGTGAGTTACAAGGTGGCACTTACATTGCTCTAAAAGGTCGTGTACCGTGCAAGGTATATGGTTCAGTTAGAAAGGGCGATCGGTTAGTAGCTGGTCCTAGAGGCGCAGCGATTGCAGCACACGGCAATTATGCCAATGTATTTGCAGTGGCATTAGAGTCAACAGGTTCAGACAGCATTAGCGTAATAGAAGCATTGGTGTTATAATGACTTTAGGAACCAACGTCTTTGCTGCACAATATGTAGACATACAAAACAAAGCAGAATCAATGATTGGCACAGGCTCTGGCACACTAGGCTACGGTCAAACTGTGCAGAGTTCAGATGTGTTCACCGGCAACACGATTACCAAAGCACAATGGGATTTATTACGATACGATATTGTTAATATAAGACTGCACCAAGACGGAGTAGTTCCAAGCATTGTAACAGTAAATGTTGGAGATCCTATTGGGTTTGGTGCAGCTGCACCTAATAGTAATTATGATACTCTTTTAGAAACAGCTCTAGCAAATAGATTTAAAATAGACGGTTCACAATCTGTTATATCTTCTAAAGGCACAGCTACTTATTCTACAGCGTGGTCAACTTCTGTTAGTCTTACACTAACAGCTACATTTTCAACCAGCGCCCAGGCTAGATATTTTTTCAATAGTGGCGGTAAAGTTAGATTGTCAGCATCATTAACCGGTGGCTCGGGTTCTCAGCAATATAATGCATGGGTGCAATTTCTTGCTTCGGCAGGCATACAATCTTTTGGCGCCGACACTAATCCTCTGATAAATTATTACACATTAACTAACAGTTATCAAACCTATTATCAAGGATCTTTAAGTACTGCATATTCTGCTAATTTCTTTAGATTAGAAGCCAAAACAGATGTTGCTGACAACTCTACTGGCACAGCCACAGTACTGACTATCCGAGCAACATTAGCCGACGACTATGTAGATCTAGGACCACCGGCGCCCGGTGACAGTGTGGACGGAACGTTAAGCATTGACGTGACTGAACTCAAAGCATCTGGTAGCTTATTACCGTCCGGCTCTTTTGCTATTACTAGCCCGGTTTATTCACTTTCAGCTATATCTGGCAGTTGAAAATTTAAATACACGATAATTTAAGAGACAATACATGGCTGTAAATGACAAAATCACCGCTACAGATTACAACAATATCAGAGGTCCGCTTGCCAATATTATAGGCACAGGTACAGCTGATTCTGGATGGGGTCAAACTGTGATTAGTTCTGCGGTATCAGAGGGAACCAAAGTCACAGCAACTCAAATTACCAAGCTTCGCAACGATATTATCAATGCACATACCCATATATTTGGTACAGCGCCTACCCCAGTGTCTGTGGCAGAAAACGATGTGATTAAATTCAACGCCACAACATCTCCAGTATCCAGCTATACCGCATTAGTTTCCACTATCAATGCCAACAGATTTACAGTAGCAGGCAGTCAATCTGCAGTGCAGTCATATGCCCCATCTTCGACCACCTGGCCTGGAATATACGGAACTAGCTGGACCAGCCTTATTACCTGTACAATCACAGCCACGTGGCCTACTGCTGCCGCCGCTAGGCATTTTTGGAACAGTGGTGGTCAACTGAGAATCACAGCTTCTCGTTCAGGCGGCACAGGTAGTGGTCAGAACAATGCTTGGACTTCAATTCTAGGCGTAGCCGGTACACGCACATTTGCTGCTCAAACACCTTCTGCAGGGGTAGCTCCTAATGACGGACAAAATTGGTTTAGATGTTCCAACACAAGGCAGCTATGGTACTCACTATCTGGATCATCCCCTTATGGGTCAAACAGTTATAAAATCTATGCTAGAACCACCGATGCTGTATCTAATTCTAATTCCAGCGGATCAGCTACCCAAGGTGAATGGCACATAGAATTTGTTGACAATTATGTAGATCCAGGTCAACATCCTTCAAATCCTGTGCCAGACTACACTGATTCTGTAGACGGCACGTTCACAGTATCGGTATCAGCCTTGTATGCTACCGGCATACTCATCCCACTAGGCACAGGAAACTTTGCTGTTACCTTACCAACCATTTCAACCAGCGCCATAGCACCGTAAATTTTCTCAAGATAGTTATCGACCACTAAATAAAGTGCGCAGATAATCAAGGAGAAAACATGCAAGAGCAACTTCAACAGGCTCTGGATTTTGCCAACTACAAGCAAACATTTTCAATTCAGAAAAAAGTCCTTAAAGAAAAAAATGCTGCCAAATTAACTTTTGGTTTTCAGGGCGGACTTTTTCACATCAATCAGACTCTGTTAACATTTGTAGAAATCTTAATCCTCAAAGGTAGAACTACAGCAGTGGTATTGTTAGATTCTAATCAAAATCCTATTCTTATCCCCAATCTAGAAGAGTTTAGAGATGAGATTTTTTCTAGATACTTTGAAGCCACTAACGAATATTTTGAAGCTGATCAAAGTCTTAAAAAAAGTAGATCTGTTGAAAAGCTATTAGCACAATGACCAAAGGTATTTTAATCTATGCTCATAATAATAGGTCAGTGGATTACGCTCTGATGAGTATTGTGGCTGGTGGTCTAGCTAAAAAACAACTACAAGTACCTGCTTCCTTAGTCACTGATCAATCCACGATTGATTGGATGCACGAATCAAAGATATACGATAAAGCACAAGAAGTATTTGAAAACATTATTATCGTACCAAGGCCTCCAGCAAATAATTATCGTAGACTGCATGATGGTGTGGATCACAGCACAGTAACCTTTATGAATGGCAACAGATATTCTGCCTGGAAACAAACTCCCTACGATAGAACTCTGATGATAGATGCAGATTTTTTTATATTTTCAAAGACTCTTGGAGAATATTGGGATGTCGACAACGATATATTAATAGGTGAAAGCATCAATGACATTTATGATAATAACAGGCTGGGCTACTGTGACAGGTACATATCAGAAGTAGGAACTAAATTGTATTGGGCTACGACTGTGATGTTTACAAAGAATTCGTATACTAAATTATTTTTTGATCTTGTTCAGATCATACTAGACAACTACCAATACTTCGCTGATACATATAGATTTGACTCAAAACAATATAGAAATGACGTTGCATTCAGTATAGCCAAACATATTTTAGATGGTTTTGAAAACATAGATACACTAAGTTTACCGCCAGTCCTAACCCTGTTAGACAAAGATATACTACATGATGTAGATCAAGATAAACTCACAGTGTTGGTATCTCATAAATTAGATGCAAACTTTTGTGCAGCCACTCTCAAGAACACAGACATACACATCATGAATAAACAGAGTATAGTAAGAAATATCTCAAAATTAATGGAACTTGTATGAAATTTGGTTATCTAATTATAGTAGCTGAACACGATACCATCGACTATGTGCAATTAGCTTATGGACTGGCATTGAGTATAAAAAATACACAGCGCCCGGGGTTTGATCAAGTTGCATTAGTCATAGACAACAAACAAAAATTACAGAATATCAAAAGCGATTGGGTGTTTGATCATGTCATAGAATGGGATCAAGAAACATTTTGGGACGGTCGATCGTGGATGGATCAACTTAGTCCTTTCGATAACACAGTATGTTTGGACGCAGACATGCTGTTCTTGAGAGACTACAGCCATTGGGCTGAATATTTTATCGAAAACAGTGAATTATATATCGCAAACAAGAGCTTTACCTATAGAGGCGAAACAGTTACTGATCAATACTATCGCAAAGCATTTGTAAAAAATCAACTACCTAATCTTTACAGCTTCTATACGTTCTTTAAAAAGGACAGCGAGTTAGCTAAAGAATTTTTTAATCTTGGTAGAGACATAATTAAAAACCCTGTGGAGTTTGCTAATATGTTTTTATCAGAACACAAGCCTAAGATACTAGGAACAGATGAAGCATTTGCTCTAGCTGCAAAAATTTTGGATATCACTGATGTTATATCCTATGATTTAGATTTTCCTCGAGTGGTGCATATGAAACCTATGATTCAGAATTGGCCATGGCCTGCAGATGCATGGAGTGATCATGTGGGATTTTATTTGAATAACAAAGGGCATCTAAAGATAGGAAATTATCAACAGCAGGACATTGTTCATTATGTTGAAAAAGATAAAATGAATCGTGAAATGATTTCGATCCTCGAGGAAATAGCATGGAAAAATTAATTGATTTTGATCAATGGTATTTGAATTATAAATTACCGCCGGTACAGTTTGTAGCTGTATTTGATCCAAATACAGGACTAGTTTTAAGTGTGGGACCTAATCATGCATTTGTAAATGAAAAAAATAAGATTCCTATAGACAGTGAATTGGCTCTATCTATAATAAATGCAGAAGTAAAAATTAGTAATTGTGTAGTAGATATTAATTCTAACACTGTAGAAATAGCTGAAATAAAAAGTGTTTTTAAAATTGACGATGTATTACATAGAATCATCAGCAAACAGGATTCTGAATTAAAACTGCATGATGTTTATCTCAAACATGATTCAAAAACTAATTGTCTAAAGATAGAGCTATCTGTGGAATACGGTGGTACTAAAAAATCACGTGCCGGTCTCAAAAAACGCAACATAGTTTGGGACGGTGATACTGAGATGTTGTTTTTTATCACAGACTACAATGATCCAAATGTACTTTTAGAGACTGTATCTGTAAAAATCAATGAATTATTAGGTACCGCAAAAATAATACCTAACATTAATTTTACTAAATTTAGTGTATACACTAGACGCATCTTTAAGAAATATGTGATTGAATACAAATGAAAATAGTAGAATTTGATATAGTGTTTTTGAGTTATGATGAGCCTAATGCAGAATTGCATTATGCTGATCTAGTTTCTAAAGCTCCTTGGGCCAAACGTGTTCATGGAGTAAAAGGCAGCGACCATGCACATAAAGCCGCAGCAGAGTTAGTAGAAACGGAATGGTTCATAACTGTAGATGCTGATAACATAGTAGATGCTAAGTTCTTTGATCTTGATTTAGATATGAAAGACCCTAATATTCAAGTCTACGGATGGTGCGGTCGAAATAAAATCAATGGTCTCAGA